TTAATAATGAAACATTTAGAAATTTTGCAACCAACATAAGTTTTTACCCTAAAAATCCAAAACTATTTAATGACTATGCTGATAACGTAAGCGAAAAAATGGGCGAGATTCATGGTAATCGTTTATCAAGTATGCTTGAACTTACCAATATTAAAATGAATATGACTGTACCAGGTAGAACGGATGCAGAAGTAGGGAGATTAATTTATTTTGAGTACCCTTCAATGGGTGGTAAAAGTGAAAGTGATACCGGTTCAACTGCTCAAGATAAACTATATTCTGGGTACTATCTTATTACTGCTATACATCATAAAGTAAATAAATTTGAACATCAAATGGTAATGGAAGTAATAAAAGATTCTTTATTTGTCGATCAAGAAAGTATTGAGAAAGTTTAATTATGCAAAGAATTTTTAACAAGGATGGTTTTAATTGGTGGATTGGGGTCGTAGAAGATCGCATGGATCCTGAAAAAATGGGTAGATGTAGAGTTCGTATATACGGCTATCATACAGACAATAAAGTAATTCTTCCTACAAAAGATCTTCCCTGGGCAACTCCTATACAACCTATCACCTCGGCTGCCATTTCAGGTATTGGTTCTTCACCGCTAGGGCCTGTTGAAGGTACATGGGTCATTGGATTCTTCCTTGATGGTGAAGACATGCAGCAACCGGCCATCTTTGGTACTATTGCAACCAAGGCAGCTAATAAAGCATTTAGAGTACTAGAAGAAAAACCTCAAGTATCTAACCCTAACGATGGAGTACTTAAAGACGGTTCAGGTAATATAGTTGTTGACGGTCAAGGTGAGCCAGTTAAGGTCGGTACACCAACTGTTGAAGGTTGGGAGCTTGGTCAAACATCTGAAAAATATGAATCCGGTGGCAAGGGTCCAGGTACGATTAATGCGTACAATGGAGGTGCAGGTGGCGATCTAGGTGGTGCATCTTACGGTACCTATCAACTTGCATCTTTCTTACCAGCAGTTATGTCAACAGGTAAAGCAAGACCATCAGCTAAAAACTCTCCTGTTATTCAATTTTTAAACAACTCTAAGTTTAAAGAAAAATTTGCAGGGTTAGAACCTGCCACGGCTGCCTTTGATGCTAAATGGAAAGAGATTGCAACTACAAATGCTGCAGACTTTAAAAAAGAACAACACGATTATATTCAAAAGAAATATTACGATGTAGCAGTATCAAATCTGCAAAGAAAAGGATTAGATTTAACTAAGTACGGGCCTGCAGTCCAGGATTTAATTTGGTCAGGGGCAGTACAATTTGGTCCTGCTAATATTAAGGCTTTTACCGAGGCGTTAAGAGATAAAAGTACCCTTACAGATAAAGACATCGTAACCCTGGTAAGCGAATATAAAATTAATAACGTCGATACTTTATTTAAATCAAGTTCGGAATCTATACGAGCTGGTGTTAAATCGCGTTATCAATCAGAAAAACAAGCACTACTTAAATTGATTACCTAATGGATCCCTTAATAACTAAACAAATACAAGGTGTACTTGAGAACAGTATCTTTAACAAGATTATTGCTCTCAACTTAAATATACCTAACCCTATACTAAGGGCGGTAATATCGAGGGTGGCTGAGGTAGGGGCAGTTGATATTGTAAGGCAGGTAAGTCAAGCCTCGAATCAACAACTTACCGATATACCTAAAAATATTATTGGATCTATAAATCCGGTAAATATTACTAATAATAATAATAGCCCTACTACCATCAGCAATAACATTGATGGTATTATTCAACAGCAATTACTTTTACAAACTACCGATAAGATAGTTAGTAAATTACAATCTCAATTAAGACTATCTCTACCTACTGATAAATTAGGTATTATAAATTTTGATGCATTATCAGCAAGCTTAATCCAGGGCATTACACCAACTGTTGGAAAGACTCTTACTACTGCAGTCGGGGGCTTTGCAGATGCTATATTTGGTAGAGGTCAGAAACCTAAAGTAACAACTAATAATATTGAAACTTTATTTGGTAACTTTCCTCCTGAAGAAGCATTAAATAAAGCAGATGAAATATTTGTATCAAGTGGTGCTAATTCTGCTCTACAAGAGGCTAAACAGTTTGATATTAACTCTACTGAAAATAGAGAAAAATTAGAAGTATTAGAAAGAGGGTTTACCGACCCTAATGCTAATTACCCTACTAAAGAGTATGCGGGTATTTCAGAGACTAATAAACTTGCCCAGGGTGATGCCCGGGGTACAATAGTTCAAGAAAAAAATAATAATAGGATGAAGGGTGCCAAACTCCCTGGAGGTGAGGCATGGGATGAACCCGAGTCAGCTTACCGTGGTGCATATCCGTATAATAAAGTAACTCAAACTGAATCTGGTCATATTATTGAAATTGATGATACCCCAGGTTCAGAACGTCTTCACATTTATCATAAGTCTGGTACCTATATTGAAATAGATGCTAATGGCTCGATGGTTAAAAGAACAAAAGGATCTTCATATGAAATTATTGATCGTAATGGAAAAATATCAATAGCTGGTAAAGCAGATATTTCAATTAATGGTGCGTGTAATATTTTTGTTGGTAATGATGCTAATATTGAGGTAGAGGGTGACGTTAACTTAACCTGTCATAACGATATTACCGCCCAGGCAGGAGGCACGTTTAATCTTTCAGCTGTAGAAGAGTTTAATATAGCGAGTGGTAATGTAAATATTGAAGCATACTATACCATGAATCAAAAAGCTACTACATTAAATATGCATTCAAAGGAAAATATGCATATGCGTAGTAATGCTGATATTAAAGTGCAAGCAACAAATCTCTATGACTTTGTTTCCGATACTGTTTACACTCAAGCAGCCGGAGCTATCAATATTAAAGCTGGAGATAATACTAATATTGATTCTGGTGCAGCAATTAATTTACTAGCTAGTAATAGCGTTAATCTCGATGGCAGTGAAACACACCTACAATCAGGTAATGCCGGTGCTGCTTCTGAATCTCAAGAAAGCATTATTGCAGGATCTTCTAAGATTGGGGTGATTGCAGGCCGCAAAGATATAACCGATAACGATAAAAATGATCCTTTGGTTCTTTCTTTAGCCGATAGTCGGTCGATTGCATTAGAAGAAGAAACTCAATCTCTAGAAGACTTTAATAGTCAAAAGAATTTAATTATAAGTGAAGGATTTGCTAATGCAGCTGATTTATCAGAACCACCGACTGCAGTAGATAATGCAACAGTGGAATCTGAGCAGCAGAACTTTGTTGAACCAGATGTTAAGTTAAAAACTGTAACGCAATTGCCAGGTAATTATAATCTATCGCCAAACTTTACAGTTGAGATGTTATCAAGTAAAGCAGCAGTTACCCGGGACCTTATCCGGGGTCATGAAAAAGCTACTTACGGGGAAATCATTTTTAATCTACAGGCTATAGCGCTTAATGTGCTTGAACCAGTAAAGAAGATATACCCTAATATGTTTGTTACATCAGCCTTCAGGGATCCAGGGAATGCATCTAATGCTAAGACCTCCCAGCACCCTCTCGGTCAAGGCGTAGATATACAATTTAAAGGCATTACAAAGAAAGAATATTTTGAAATAGCTACTAAACTTGCAAAAGTTCTTAAATACGATCAAATGATATTAGAGTATTGCAGCTATGCAAAAAATCCTTGGATTCATATTTCCTATTCTGTTAAGAATAGAAGTCAGGTATTAACTTTCTATAACCATAAGACCCACTCCCAGGGTCTAACACAATTAGCATAATGGCTGGGATTGCAAGAATTGGTGATAAAGACACCAGAAACGATACTAAGAATAATGGAAGCTCTACCGTTTTTGTAAACGGGTTTGGTGTTGTTAGAATCGGTGATAGGGATACACGCCTGGATACAATGGTAGGGGGAAGCTCTAAAGTTTTTGCAAACGGAAGAGGGATTTGTAGAATAGGAGATAGAGACACAAGAAACGATAGTATCCGTGAAGGAAGCTCGAATACCTTCGCAAACTGATATAAATATAAACATGGCTACCAGAAATACCAGACAATATTCAGACTTAAATCTTCTTTTTTCTATTCATCCGGTCACCGGCGACGTATTAAAAAAGAACGATGAAGAAGCAGTCAAGCAATCTCTTAGAAATTTAGTGTCTACGAGACATTACGAGCGTCCCTTTCATCCAGAGATTGGTTGTCAAATACATGGTCTTTTATTTGAGAACTTTAACCCTGTAACAGTACAGGTCATGAAAAAGACTATTATAGATACAATTTCTAAGTTCGAGCCTAGAGTAACGGTATTAGAAATAAGTTTGCGAGAAAAAGTCGATGAAAATGATATTATTTGCGATATAATTTTTAGATTAAATAACTCCGATAGACCCATTACTTTAACCACATTAATAACAAGAATAAGATAATGTCTAATCTAAGAATAGCCGAACTTGATTTTGATCAAATTAAGTCAAACTTAAAAACGTTTTTAAACGCTCAAACCGAATTTACCGATTATGATTTTGAAGGATCAGGATTATCTACTCTATTGGATATCTTAGCCTATAATACCCATTACAACGCTTATCTGGCTAATATGGTGGTAAATGAGATGTTCTTAGATTCTGCAGTTAAGAGATCTTCTGCAGTTTCTATTGCCAAGCATTTAGGTTATACACCGGTATCGGCAAGGGGGGCAGTAGCAAACTTAGACATAGTAGTTACCAATCCATCTAACTTGCCTGCATCCTTGACAATGGATCGATATACTCCCTTTACATCTACAGTAGATGGGATATCATATACTTTCCTTACCACCGAGGCTAAGACTGCTTCCAGGGTAGGTACAACCTACACTTTTGCTGATACCGATGTTACGGAAGGTACTTTGCTGTCTTTTAGTTATGTTGTTACCGATATCACACCTAATGCAAAATACGAGATACCCAGTGAATCGGTAGATACAACTACTATTAAAGTCAGCGTACAGACCTCATCTTCTGATACCACAACTACCACCTATTCCCTATCTACCGATATTACCGGGATAAGTGATACATCAGAAATCTATTTTCTTGAACAGAATCCCCAGGGTAAGTATCAAATATTTTTCGGTGACGGAGTATTAGGTAAGAGTTTAACGTTTGGTAATATCGTTACTATACAATACATGGTTGCTACAGGTTCTGTAGTTAACGTATCAAGTACGATAACTCAATCCTTTACCGCCGGAACCACAATAGGGGGATCAAGTAGTATTGCAATTACCGTTAACAGTAATTCAACAGGTGGCGCGGATGCTGAAAGCATTACCTCAATTAAGTTTAATGCTCCCAGGGTTAATGCAGCAAAGAACAGAGCAGTTACTGCTACCGATTATGAGGCGTTGATCTTAGCTAATTATGCAGGAGCAGAATCTGTTTCGGTATGGGGTGGTGAGGATAATGATCCTCCCTATTATGGTAGAGTAATTATATCCTTAAAACCATTTTCCTCTTTTACTATTTCTGATGCTACTAAAGAATCAATCAAAAATAATATTCTAAAGTCTAAACAAGGTATTACTGTTACCCCAGTCTTTGTTGATCCTTCATTATTCTTTGTAAATCTTACTGCTGATATAAAGTTTAATTCTTCTATTACTACCTTATCTTCTGAACAAATAAGAGCCCAGGTTAATACTACCATAACTAACTTCTTTACTAATAACGTACAAAAGTTTAATAAGAATTATATTCATTCAGCTTTGATAAAAGATATTCTCAGTACTAATAACTCTATTACCAGCGCCTTGCTTACTCTTAAGTTACAACGTAGAATTATACCTGTTTTAAATACTACTAATTTATTTACCGGGGATACCGCTGTAAAATTTAGAAATCCATTAAAGCCTGGGTCTATACTTTCTAGCTTCTTTTTTATCTCTGTTAGTGGAGTTTCGACGCTGGTAAAAATTACAGATCTTCCAAATGATACCCCTCCAAACGATAACGGCTCTGGTGTACTAAGGCTTGTTAATATCGTTAATAATGCTATTGTATCTTCAAATGTCGGTACAGTAGATTATGGAACAGGAATTATCTCTTTAACTGGTATTACTCCATCGGGTATTCCAGCCGGAGTAACGGATATCCGGATTACAGGAACTATACAGGAAGCTAATTATAATTTGACTGTTTCAAGAAATGAAATTTTACTACTAGATGATACTACAACTAATAAGGCCGGGGGCTTGGTTGCCGGTACAACTATTACTGTAACCTCTTCAGTATAATATGACCACATTTGCAGTAACTAATGTAGGCGCAGGAGCCTATAGCATTGATGGTAATAGTAATCCAACTCTTAATTTAGTCAGAGGAAATACCTATACCTTTAACGTTAATGCAACTGGTCATCCTTTTTGGATAAAGACAGCTGCAGTAACTGGTACAGGTAGTGCTTATAATGATGGAGTTACTAATAATGGGGTTGCTGTTGGAACAATATCCTTCACAGTTCCAAATGATGCCCCCTCTACCTTATACTATATCTGTCAAATTCATTCCAGCATGCAGGGAGTCTTGAGTATAAGTGGCACGGTAGTAGAACAATCTCTCACCGATAGTTCTATAATAAATGATTCATTGAGTATACTTTACATTGATAATACCCCTAATACCAATACCGTAAGTACTGAAAGAATAAAAGACCGAGTATCTGATTTAATAAGCAGTCAGCTACCTGAGTTTATCAGGTCTGACTATACCACCTTTGTGGCGTTTTTAGAGTATTATTATAAATTTTTAGAGCAAGATCAAGGTGCTCTTGAATTAGTACAAAATGCCAGACAGTACAGTGATATAGATAAAACTACATCTAGTTTTGTAAATTATTTTTTAACTAATTATGCAAGTGACCTACCTATAAGTCTACAAGTTAACAAATCACTCTTAGTTAAAAAGATAGAAGGGTTGTATAAGGCCAAGGGTAGTACCCTTTCTATAGAAACACTTTTTAAAGTTTTATATGATACTGTTGCAACTACCAGTCATCCTTATGATTTTGTATTAAGACCATCCGATGGAAAATGGAGTTTCCGTACATCTATACGGGTACTATTAACCTCTGGTAGCGTAACTAACCTTCAAGATAGGTTTTTAAATCTTGTAAAAAATAATATTGCTTATACTGTTGAAATAGTCAGAGTAAAGACTCTAGCTACAAATCTTTATGAAATATTTTATAAGAGTTTAGTTGATGTTCCTTTTGAAATAGATGATAATGTATTTGTAAAAAGCTTAACTAGTACTATTTTCACTGGTATTGTAAAACCAACTACTACTTCATACCAAGTTAGTTTCGGGGGTACGGGATTTAGAGTAGGAGAAGTATTTAATCTTACCATCGGAGGTCAAGATACTTTAGTTAGAATTACTAAGGTTGGATCTAACGGATCAATTCAAACTTTAAAGTTTATTAATTTTGGTTATAATTATAGTAGTAATTTTACTATTACCTTATCCAATGCATTGGGAGTGGCCACATCTACTAAATATTTTGCTACTACTGCAGGAGGATTCCAAGAAAGTTTTACTTTAATAGGAATTCATTCTACAACTGACTCAACCAGATATTTTGATTCAGATTATGTTACACCTTTTGCATATACTGGTAATTTATTAGCTTCTTCAAGTACGACTTCTCAAGCAATTATTTCAGCAACCTCTGTAGGTATTTCTAACCCCTCTGATGCTATCATAACGTTTGATATAGGAGCTATTGCAAAGTATCCAGGTGAATATATGGCGACTCAGGGCTTTTTATCCGAACCTGATGTACGTTTACAAGATAAGAATCTGTATCAGCCATTTGCATACCAAGTTGAATCTGAGCTTGATATAAGTGTTTTCTATAATATTGTTAAAAAATTGGTACATCAAGCTGGTACTAATTTATTTGTAAATAGAGCCCTGACTACTATTGCGAATGTTAGTGCCAATGTGGAAGTGGTTTCTGCTAAAAATGTATTTACACAACTTAACAGTGTATTCAGTACGCTGGATAGTAGAGCATATCAATTGCAAAAACCACTTGCAAATGTAGTAAGTATATCTGATAGTTTTATATCATTAAATGTGTTTAAACCAGTATCTGATACTGTAACTATTTCTGAATCCATTAACATAGTTCAAACACTTGACGCATTTTCTGATAATGTAAATGTACTATCTATTTTAAATGATATATCAGGAAGTTCATTAGTAAATGATAGCTTATCATTATCTGAAGAGCTTTCGCAAGTATTTAATAAGAATATTGATAATAATATAAGTAATGTTTCAATCACTGATACTGGCTCAGGCATACTTGTAGATTATGCGATAGATTACTTTGATGAAATTTATGCTGGGTCATCAGTGATTGTATTTTAATAATATAAATATATAAAAGAACTTTTTAAGGAAAAAACATGTTTACAGAATCAGTAAGTATAAAAGGTAATCTGGAAGTTATTCTTCTGGATGAAAAAGGTATTCAAAAAGATTATCGTAGAATTGATAACCTTGTAGTAGCAGTGGGAAAGCAAGTTATTGCAGCTCGCCTGGTTGGTAATACTATTGCAGTTCCTAGTCATATGGCAGTGGGTTCGGATGCTACTGCTGCTGCTACCGGTCAAACTGCATTAGGGGGAGAATTAGGTCGAGTAGTATTAGATTCAACAACCCGTGTATCTAACGTTCTTACATATATTGCTACATTTCCTGCAGGTACCGGTACAGGTGCTTTGACTGAGGCAGCTATTTTAAATGCAGCCTCTACAGGTAATATGCTATGCCGTACAACCTTTAGTACGGTTAATAAGGCAGCTGGGGATACTATTGTTATTACCTGGAACGTTACTGTAGCATAACATGTCTTTTCTTTTAAAGGATACCATTCACCGCTCATTGGTGGAATCGGTTTATAATGAGTTTTTGTCTCGTAGAGCTAACTATTACTATTTTATTGGTAATATTTTAGAATGGGCTGTACCTGCTACCCCCCAGACACCTGAGGTAACCCAGGACTACGAACATTATACGCGAAATGGTATTTTAAGTATTAAAAGAATAAACTTAAGAGACGTATCTTTTGTAGTACCTAGATATGATTGGGAAACAGGTACCGTATATGATCAATACGATGGTAATTACAGTTCAACTTTTACTTCCGAATCTGGTGCAACTAGTTTAAAGGCATCTCAATTTTATGTACTGACCAGTACCTTTGCAGTATATAAGTGTATTTTTAATAATAATGGAGCAGCTTCAACCGTTGAACCCTCCGGGCAAGACGTTACCACTCTTACTACAGCCGATGGATATGTTTGGAAGTATATGTATACTATCCCCCTATCGGCTCAGAATAGATTTCTTACAGCTTCATTTATGCCGGTGCAGAGAGCGGTAACTAATGCTTTTTATTCTAGAGGTGAAGTAAGTAGTATAACTATAGATAGTAACGGTTCAGGCTACACCGGTAACGCATTGGTTTCACTTTCGGTTCTTGGTGAATTTACTGGAGGCTCAGGTAATTCAATTGCTAATATTAGACCAGTATTTAATACATCTGGTGAATTTATTAAGGTATTGATAGATAATGCTGGCGCAAAATATAAATCTGCAAATATAAGAATAAACAATTCTGGTTATTCTGGGCATAGTGAATTTAATAATATCAGTAATGTCAGTATTTACAGCACAGGAGCTGGATACTTTACAAATGTAAGAAATAATACTACTGTAACTATAGCAACTACTGGTGCCTTTCAGCCAACGGCTAATGCATTTGCAAGTCTTGTTTATGGTAGTACCAGTAATTCAATAGTAGGGGTTACTTTAACTAATAAAGGCTATGGTTATTCGCCTGATGCAAGATCAAATACCACCATCAGTATAGCAACGACCGGTAGCAGTCAACCAACTTCAAATGCTACTGCTAATTTAAACTTCTCTACCAGCGCAGTTCTTACCCCTGTATTGGTTAATGGGCAATTGGAAAGAGTGCTAATTGAAGATGGTGGCATTAATTATTCCTCAAATTTAAATACTACCATTTCTTTAATAGGTGATGGTACTGGTGCAGTTTTAACTCCGTTTGTTAATGCCGCTGGACAAGTTGAAGATGTTATAATTGAAGAACGCGGTAATGGTTATACTCATTTAGAAATAACTTTTGCAAGCGCTACAGGAAGTGGTGCTAATGCCTTTCCTAATCTTTCAGTAGATGATCTAGATACTTTACAGACGGTGGTTGAATTATCAGCTATTGATGGAGGTATTCATGCTTTTAGAATTGCCAATGTAGGTAGTGGTTATTCTTATGCCAATGTAGTAGTTGCAGGAGACGGGGTAGGATTTGCAGGTAACGTAGTGCTTGCAAATAACACCATCAGTTATATTACCGTGCAAGCACCAGGGGTAGGGTATACGTTTGCTAATGTAACCATAACTGGTAATGGTGCAAACGCTAATGTATCAGCTATTATTTCTCCTACTGGAGGCCATGGAAGTGATCCAGTTAAAGAATTATTTGCAGATACTTTGATGTTTACATCTACTATAAATAATGAAAAGAATCATGGTGTCTTGGTACAGAATGATTACAGACAGTTTGGTATCATAAGAGATATAGATAAGTTTACAAACGATCAAGCATATGCTAACGTTACCGGGAGCGCATGCTATTTGGTAACTACCGATACTGTTTCTGGGCTTGCTCGCGACGATATTTTAACTATTACAATACATGGAGCTAAGCGTAACTATGAAGTCGTAGAGATTACAAGTTCTTCTAATCAATTACTACTTCAAGACAAAAATAATTACGCATTAGTAGTAGGTAATGTTTTAACTGATGAAACTTCTAATCTTAATTATGTAGTGACCGTAATTGATAGAACTCCCGATATAAATAAATTTAGCGGTGACTTGTTGTTTATAGATAATAGAACAGCGGTAAGTTACAGCGAACAACAATTAGTTACTCTTAGAACAGTACTCAAATTATAACATAGGTAAGAGATGGCGATTAATTTTAACACCGACCCGTACTTTGATGATTACAGTGAAGCAGATGGCTTTCACCGCATTCTCTTTAAACCAGGGGTGGCTGTTCAATCAAGAGAATTAAATCAACTTCAAACAATACTACAAAATCAAGTATCAAGATTTGGTAATCATGTATTTAAGCCCGGTTCATTAGTTATACCTGGTAACATTAAATTTGATAAGAATGTAAACTTTGTAAAACTACTTACTACCTTTAATTCAGAAGATATTGAGGTTGCTAATTATCTTAACAGAGAGATGATTGGACAGACATCCGGGGTAAGAGCACAGGTAATAAATGTTGAAGAAGGTACTGCTACAGACCCACCAACAATTTTTGTAAAATATCTAGACTCAGGTACCAGTAGAACTGCAGGTGCATTCAGTGCAGCTGAAAACATTGTTACTAATGATACTGGTACTACCTACAGCGCAACCGTTTCTTCAACTGGTAAGTGCTTAGGGGCAAGTATCACCGACGGTGTGTATTTTGTTAAAGATCACTTTGTAAAAGTATTTTCCAATAATATTATTCTTGACAAGTATCTTATTAATTCTAACTACAGGGTAGGATTAGAAGTATCTGAAACTACTGTTAACAGCGATGATGATGAAACACTTTTAGATCCCGCTATTGGTACATTTAACTATTTTGCTCCAGGTGCAGATAGATATAAAATTGAATTAATTTTAAATAAACGTTCTATTTCTTCTGCTACATCTGATAATTTTATTGAGTTGCTTCGTATTGAAAATGGCTCCCTTGTGGACATTGTCGATAAGCCAGGTTATAGCGTATTGCAAGATGAGCTTGCACGTCGTACTTTTGACGAATCTGGTGATTATACTGTTAAGCCATTTAATTTAAAATTTATTGAGCATGCTGCCACCTCTGCAGATCTCACCGGGTATTCAGGGAACGCTCAAGGTAACGCCAGTCTTGCTATTGCTATTTTAACACCCGGTAAAAGTTATGTAAAAGGGTATGAAGTTGAAACTCAATCAAATCGTTATTTTCCTTTTAGCAAACCTAGAGATACCGCTAACGTTACTAATGCTGTAGTTAGAACTCCTATTGGTAACTACGTAGAAGTAAAAGATGCATTCGGTATTCCTAATTTTACTTCTAATTTAATAGATATTAATTTATACGATCAGTATACTGCTACTCCTGGCTCTCCTGCAGGTACATTGGTAGGTAATGCAAAGGTTAGAGGGTTTGAATCTCCTTCAAGCAACGCTATGTTGGCTGCCTCCACCTTTAATACCTTCTTATTTGATATTAGTATGAATAGCGGGTATACGTTTGAAAGAGATGTAAAACAGTTATACCATGCAAGCGTATCAGATACTGGTTATGTTTCAACCGCTTTTACAGCAAACATTGTACCATCTACAAATACTTCTGTTACCGGTACGGTTACTCTCACCAATGGAAGTGCTGCTGTTGTAGGCCTTAATTCAGTATTTACCACTGACTTAGAGGTCGGTGATTATATTAAATTTAATTCAGATACTTCTAATTCATATCGAGTCACTGCAGTCACTACAAATTCTGCTTTAACTATAGACAGAAATTACCCACTATCTAATGTTTTTGGGGTAAATACAACTAGGGATGAAGCGGTATTGGTTGATAATGATAAAGCGTCATATATCTTCCCGATGCCTAACGATGTTATAAAAGAACTTAGTGATATAACTATTCGTACAAGAAGAGTATTTTTTGGTACCCTTACTGCTAACGTTGTAGCCTTAACTACAGCTGTAGGTTCTACCTTTGCATCTAGGACCGATCAGGATTACTTTGCAGTTGCTGTTACTGGTGGTACGGCTGGTAAAATTTATAAAATAGAATCTGACGAAATTACATTCACCGACGCACCAACTAATCGTAACATATCCATTGATCTTTCTGACTACGGGTTAACTAATCAAGACGTATTAGTTTATACCACAATTATCAAGAACAACCCTTCAGCAAAAGCAAAAACTTCTACCTCTTCATCTGCCACCTATACTACTAGAACCGATTGTCAAGCAACCGTCATCTCTCTAGGTGTTGCTGATGTTTACGAAGTATCTAATGTAAGAATGTCAGCTAATGCTTTTGGAACGTCCTATCTTGAAAGCAATTCAATTGATATTTCAGATAACTATACTTTAGAGAGTGGACAAACTTCTACTTATTACGGTATTTCTAAGATTAAATTAAAACCTGGTAAACCTGCACCTGAAGGCCCTATAAAAATTCATTATGATTACTTTACCCATGGTACAGGAGATTATTTTAGCGCTGAATCATACCCAGATTATAATACTATACCTACCTTTAAGGATCAAGGTATAGTTTATTCATTAAGAGACTCTATTGACTTAAGACCGAGAATTTCAAACGACGGTGTAAACTTTAAAAACACTGGAGCGGTAAGAAATGAATTTTTAGATTTTGCGAATGATTTTCAAACTGACTATTCTTATTATTTACCTAGAACTGATAAAATCTTTATTACCAGTGATGGTAAGATAACGTATAAGGAAGGTATATCAAGCCTGGAGCCTGTAGAGCCTTTAATACCTGCTGAAGCTATGCCACTATACGTTGTAGAGCACCCTGCATACGGTTTTAATATTAATAGAGACTCAATCTTTTATGCTATAGACCAAAAACGCTATACTATGAAAGATATTGGTAAACTAGAAAACCGTATTAAAAATCTTGAATACTATACAACCTTGTCTTTATTAGAATTAGATACAGCAGTATTTTCAGTCAAAGATAGCTTTGGATTAGATAGATTTAAAAATGGTTTTGTTGTAGAAGCATTTAAAGGTCATGGTATAGGTGATGTACGTAATTTAGATTATAATATTTCTATGGATTTTGATAGCGGAGAATTAAAACCTGCTTTTATTCAAGATAATTTTAAATTAGTCGAACAAACTCCTACTGCAGCAAATAGAACTAATAACGGGTATGTAGTAAAGAATAATACTGTAATGTTACAGTATGAAGAGCTACCATATATTGTAAATGATTTTTCTGATTCGGTCGAAAGTATTAATCCTTATGACAATTATACTTTTACAGGATCAATGACACTTTCCCCACCAGGGGATACATGGTTTAGTACCTCAGATAAACCATTAATATACAGAGATGATACTGGTGCATACGATACTTTTATTCCAGATTCTGTAGGGGAAGCAACCTATGGTTCTGTATGGGGATCTTGGAAGCAGTTTTGGTACACACCAACAAACAAAGATGCTGCTAAGGCAGTACAAGGTGGGGTAGTAATTACAGATGCTAGCACCACTGGTAGCTCTACCAATGCAGTTTTTCCATTCCTACGTAGCGCATCGATTAGATTTACAGCCAAAAAGCTTAAACCTAATACAAAAATGTTTGCCTTTTTTAATGAATACAATGTTACCGATTTCTGTAAGAGTGCTAATACTACTTCAAATGTTACATTTACAGGTGATTTTCTTACCGCAAATGCTGACATAATTACCGATGATAAAGGTACAGTTACAGGTACGTTTAACTATAACTTAGATATAAACAGTCTTAGGATCCCTGCTGGCTCGGTTAAATTTAGACTCACCGATTCTCCAACTGATAGCAGTGATAAAGAATCTTTTGCTGACGCTATATATACAGCAAGCGGTACAATTTCATATACTGAACCTCCAAGGGTGGTATATTCACCGCCAGTAGTTTTTGTAGACACCCCTTCCCCGCCTCCAGCAAATACAGTTTCACCTGTATATCAACCACCAGTATATACTGAAGGTGGCGTACCACCCGTACCGCCACCTCCGCCTCCCCCGCCACCAAAGGCGCCTGTAATAGCTTTAGATTACATTGTGGTAGGTGCATTATACAATGAAGGAGCTGGAGCTAATTATAATTGGTGTTCTGATCCAGCAGCGGCGCAAGCGTATAGGGATGCTGTTGCAGCATATGCTGCTGAGAGAGGTAGCTCACTTACTGTTATACAACAAGCTGCAGTCAATACCCCTGCAGGTTATGATTTTAATAGAGAAGTGGTAGCGAACGATGGAGGCACTCAATATAACTTCCAATCCGGGCCTGTCATTGCTGCAATTAACCCTACATCTGCACTAGCAGATCCCGGTTACGTATTACCAAACGGGCTTACTGTAAATAATTATCTTACTGCAACCAACATTCTCTCTGCTACAGATAGTAGTGGTAATGGCTTTACAGAAAGAGTTGCTTCGATAACAGGCGCTGATTTTAATACAACAATTGTTCCAATTTTTGAAGCAACAAAAGAAACGGTAGCAACAATTGTCGATGCTGGTACCCCTACTGCCGATATGCTTTCGTTCTGGGAAGTTGGACTTGCTAACGGTTCTTTCCCCAATACTGAAGCGGGAGTACAAACAGCGATCGCAAATTATGCTGCAGCTATTACCCTAAGTATTATTGAAGATGGAGCATCAGGAAACTCAGCCTGGGACACTTTAAGAACTAATGGTGTCGCAAGTCAATATCCCTAATTTAATAAAATGTATATCAAGGAAAATAAATGCCTAGTCTAAATGCAGACGGGGGAACAGGGTTAAGTGGTTACTCAGACACACTTGCTCAATCCTTTTTTGTCGACAGAAACTTACTTCTAACTAAAATTGATTTATTTTTTAGTGATAAACATGATAAACTACCTGTAGAACTTTCTGTTAGAAAACTTGAAAATGGTATTCCCAGTTCATCTATCCTACCTAACTCAATAGTTGTAGTTGATTCAGATAATATTAACACGTCTGCAAATGCAGCTGTAGCTACTAGTTTTACATTTCCTGTACCTATAAATTTAGAGTCTGGACAATACTGTTTTGCTTTATCCTCTGATAGCAAAAAACACAAGGTATATGTTGGACAAATAGGGGGAGAAGATAATGCTACTGGTTCAATTATCTTTAAACAACCCTATTCTGGGGTTATGCTTATGTCTACCAATGGTGTTAATTGGACAGAAGACCAGACTCGTGATGTAAAGTTTAAAATATACCGCGCCAACGTTACCTCCCAGGTAGCTACTGTTGATTTAATTGTTTCTAAAAATTCTCTTAAGCAGCCTACTTTGGCTTTGCTTGAAAATAATCCCTTTCAAGCGTTTAATGGTCAATCCATTTTAAGAGTATATCATAAAAACCACGGGTTTACAAATGGTTCGGTTGTTAAGTACGATGGTATACCTGGACATTTTGCGTATGAAGCTAATACATCAGGCAATACAGTATCTATTAGCAACATACCTACTCTTTTACTAGCAAATACGTATCTATCGGTAAGTAATGTGGTTGCTAATGGTTATACAGTTGCTACAGCAGCTAACTCTTTTATTACTGGTAATATAACAAGTGGTAGATTTGGAGGTAGCGGTATTACAGCTACTACTCCTCGTAAATTTTCTGCTATCTATCCAGCAATTAGTACCTCTACACCACCAAGAACTACTATAAACCATAAATTAAAAACTACTGATACGTCTTTTACGGTTAGTAATTTTGAATCTTTTAATCCAGATACTATTTATTTTAATACTGAAAGATTATTAGTAGATAATCAAAACGCTTCTATTTCTATGGCAGGAGCGGAGAGTTTTATTTACAGGTTAGAATTAAAGACCAGCGATGGTTTTGTATCCCCCGCAGTTGATCTTCCTTTCTCCAGTGCATTGTTTATAACACCTGATATTAATTCTCCTTCTACTGCTGATAACTTAAGTACAGATTTAATTACTATTGCTAATGCTAATACCCTTATTTCATTTAATGGTGCAGGTAATGTAACTATAGGCGGTGCATTAGAAAAAGCAAACGTAAAAACCATGGTGCCCGGGGCCTTTGTTACTATCACAACTTCTGGTGCGGTTACCAATAACGGTACATTTAGGTTGACAGCGGTCTCTAATGAAGGTTCATCTTTTAGTATACCAGTCTCTAATGCTGTTCCTTCTGGCAACGTAACCAGTATTGTATACAGACCGATGTTTGTATCTGATGAAGCAGCTTCGGGAAGTAGTACTCGTGCAAATTATGTGACCAGAAAAATTGAACTTGCCACTCCCGCCACCAGCTTACTTGTAAGATTGGCAGTATCTAAACCGGCAGGCGCCGATATTGAAGTCTATTTTAAACTTCAAAATGGTAATGAGGCATCTGGATTCGATACCAAAGAATATACCCAATTAGATCTTGGTACAATTAAAAATACTGTTGATGGTCAGTTTGTAGATATTGAAAAGTTTGTAGATAGTTTAGCCTCCTTCAGTGCATTTGTAATTAAAATAGTACTTAAGTCTACCAGTATTGCAGCGTACCCCAAGGTAAAAGACCTTAGAATTATTGCCCTAGAATGATTAACAACCAGGTATTAAAGGTGAGAGATCACCCTACACTTTATAGAGACCCTAACTCAAAGGCTATTTTAGTAGTAGATCAAACATCAAGACAGAACTACATTAACCAGAGAACTCTGGCTCAAAAGACTGCTACTTCTACCGAAGGTCTTGAAAAAGAGATGTTAAATATGAAGCAAGAACTTGATGAACTTAAAGATATGCTTCGTATTTTAATCAGTCAAACTAAGACAGATAAATAAACAATAAATATTCAAACGAATACAGCAAGGTAAATTAAATGGCAGCAACACTGGTTTTAAGAACGGTCAAAGGTACGCCGTTAACAAATATAGAAGTAGATAATAACTTCTCTAATTTAAACACGTTTGGAGATGTTGTAAACGCTAATATTGGTGTTTTAACTAACTTAACAACTATTACCCAGGCTAACGTTGTCAATGCTGTTAATGAGATTAAAGCAGGCAATTTAAGTCAGTTTGGTTCAACTACTTCAGCTCAACTTGCCTCCGTTATTTCTAATGAGACAGGTACAGGTAATTTAGTATTTTCAACCTCTCCGACCCTTACAACTCCCGCTCTTGGTACACCGTCTGCTATAGTCTTAACAAACGCTACAGGCCTGCCTCTTTCAACTGGTATTACTGGATTGGGATCCGGGCAAGCAACATTGCTCGGAAGTAACGCATCATCAGGTGTTACTCCTACAACATATGGTGGGGGTACGGCTATCCCTATCATTACTATCGATACTTACGGTAGAATAACATCAGCTTCAAATATATCAGTGATATCTGGACTAACGATTAGTGATGATACAACAACTAATAGTACGTTTTATCCTACATTTACTTCCCTTACTTCAGGCTCTGCCTCCGGTGCGAGTATATCTACCACTAAATTAACATTTAATCCAAATACAGGGCTTTTAACTTCCACAGATTATAATTCGTCCTCGGATATAACGCTAAAGCAAGACTTTACATCTATTCAAAACCCACTAGATATTATTAACCAATTAACTGGATTTGGATTTACCTGGAAAGATAGTAAAGAGAAAGCCTACGGCTTATCTGCACAAGAAGTTGAAAAAGTAATACCTGAAATCGTCAAAAATAGACCTGACGGTACTAAAGGTATTAATTATATGAATCTTACTGCGTTCTTAATTGAAGCAATTAAAGACCTAAAACGAGAAATACAAGAGATTAAAACAAATAAATAGTATATAATTATACTATGCCGAGTTCATAAAAAAAAAGGAGAACGAAGATGGCAATTCAAGTCGCAGGTACAACAGTAATTACAAATGCTCGATTAATTACAAATACAAAGTTTTGTGATGCTGCCCGAGCTGTAACGGTCAGCGGGAGTTCAACATCAATAGATCTTTCTGCTGATGACGCAAGTATTTACAGAGTAGCAGTGGGGGCAAGTACAACCATTACCTTTTCTAACCCGCAGCAAGGTCAATCCTGGGTCATGATTACCACAAATTCAGGTGCTGGTTATTCCATTGCATTTGGCAATACAATTAAATATGCAGGGGGGACATTACCCCCTAGAACTACAGCAAGCGGTGCCGTAGATGTGTGGTCTTTTTATTATGATAATAGCACGTACTACGGGTCTCTTGCTATTATTAATGCAAGTTAATAGGAGTTTAGTATGGCACGATTTGGCTCAAATCTTTTAAAAGAGAAGACCAATGTAGGGGTTACAACATCCACTACGTTTAACTCTCCCGGTACCTATACATTACCTTACGGAAAGACTGTTGTTCGTATTGGTGGTAGAGGTGCGTCAGGTAATCCTACTACCCCGGGTAACTTTTCATACTCTAATCCAGGACTAACTACTTCTTACTATACAGTGCATTGCGTGTATCGATATTTCGGCAATTATTATTTTCAATTTGCTGGAAACTTTCCAGGGGGTGGAGGTAATTATGTAACTTACAGCGGTTATGAACCAGCAGCTTATACTTGTTACTATAATTATCAATCTTCTAGTTTTACACCGGGTCAACAATATTTTAATCCTGCCACGCCTGGTAATGCTGGCTCCTCAGCTACAATTGGAGGTATTACTTTTCCAGGTGGGAACGCAGGTTCATCGGCCCCTGTAATTGGTCAGACAGCATCCTCACTAAAATATGAAAGTTCCACAACTTTAAGCATAACGGTTCCTACAGGGGGATATGTGACTGTTGATAATATAACTGGTAATTATTAATAATTTTTAAATTAAAGAAAGTGATATGAAATGAAGATTTTTAAATATGTTTCGGATATTGAGCAAGCAGTATTGTGGCGTGGAGCTTTTAATGAAGAGGACTTGCAAACTATTGATACTATAGGGGAGTATGCAGAATTTACTAAGGGTGTTATTGGATCTGCGGATGAAGAGTCTAAAGATCTTGATATTAGAGACGTCAACGTAACATGGATACAACCTGATGAAGACAATATATGGCTCTTTAAAAAAATTAATGAAATAGTTGCAAAAATAAACTATGATAAGTTTCAACTAGATCTAATTAATTTTGATGGTATTCAATTTTCTAAGTATAAATCGGAAGAAAGTAGTCATTATAAATGGCACATTGATTCTACAAATAAACTTAACGAAGAGGGTTATGTTAGAAAGCTCTCTATAATTGTAATGCTTTCTAAACAGGAAGAATATGAAGGTGGTAATCTTCTATTTAATTTTAGCGGTAACCCGGATACGCACGTTGAGTATGAATTAGAACGTGGAGACATGTTATTATTTTATTCTCATATACCTCACACTGTAACAAATGTGACTGCAGGAGAAAGAAAGACTCTTGTTACATGGGTAAATGGGCCAAAACTAAAATGAGTATTTTTTTTAAAGATGATATTATTGAGTTTCATTGTAAACCAGAATTTTTTGGAGTAATACCAGAGCCGATTCCTGCATATAAAGATATACCTGATTGGTTTAAAAGACTACCTCAGCATATTGAAGATCCAAGTGTCCCGAGAGATACTTGGGGCCGCAAGATGACTACAGCTAAAAAATGTTTACCTTTATTAGATGCTATGTCTTTAGGTTATATAATCCCGTTATCTGGTACTATTAATTTAAGAGTAAGTAAGGATGGTAAATTATTAGATATACCTGAAATACCGATACCTGCAATTCAAACCCACCATATTGCACAGGTAGGTAATAATTACCCTGGATCACCTACCATGCCTTTAAAGTTTATAAATAGATGGTTCATTAAGACTGCGCCTGGTTATTCTGTTTTAATTATTCCCCCGATTAATCACTTTGATCCTAGATTCACGTGCTTATCTGGAGTTGTTGACACGGATGTATTTGATCAGACAATAAACTTCCCCGCAATGTGGCATATTAAAGATTTTGATGGAACATTAGAGGCCGGGACACCCTTGGTAACAGTAATACCTTTTAAAAGAAAAAATATTCCAAGATCTGTTAAAGTAAGAGTGTCAACTGTAAATGAAATTAATAAAAATAAAAAATTAGAAGCTAAACAATGCGCTAGACATAGTGTTTATAATAGCGAGCTTAGAGAACCAAGAAAATAGGAGCATTTATGCAAAATAAAAAATGGTATTACCGTATTAACTTACAAAATCTGACGGCTATAGAATATACGCAAATTCTAGATAGCTGGGGTAATGTATCGGGTCTAAACGCAACATCTTTAGTTGATGAAGCTACTATTGCTGACATGAACTGGGCTGGTCATAACGAGGGCTTCTTGTCAAAAGAAGCAGCTCTTGCCAAAGGTGTAACTCAGGCAGAGCTAGATAGAGTCATGCCTGTAGCAGTAGAGGTGGGTTTGATATTTTTGAGAGAAAAACGCGATATTTTACTGTCAGCTTCTGATAGAGCTGTAGTTATCGACAGATGGGAGACCTATACCCAAGAGCAAAAGACTACTATTTCTACATATCGACAAGCACTGAGAGACATTACTACAACTGGTGATGTATTTAATCCTACGTGGCCTGCTATTCCGGAAATAATGGACTTCTTAAACGCTTATAATTAAATTTAAGCGTTGTTTAGAAAGGGCCTTAGGGCCCTTTTTTTATAAATATACGATAAATATTGAGGAATAAAATGGCTGTTATCTCTAACCTAGCAATCGACCAAGGTACAACTTATAGTATTACTATTACTGTAACTGATGATACGGGTTCGGCAAGGAACTTGACCAACTACACCGTTCGTTCCCAGATGAGAAGGTCATATTATACAAATGCCAATGTTGCCTTTTCAGCCAACATTGCTAGTCCTGCCGATGGTACAGTGTCCTTGGACTTAACCTCTACACAAACCAGTGCCCTTAAACCCGGTAGGTATGTATATGATGTTGAATTAGTTTCTAACGTTGCAACAGTCGAAAGACTTGTTGAAGGTATAGTCACTGTTTACCCTGAGGCTACAAAATAAATGGCAATTACAGTCAGAAAAAATACTAATACTGGTATTTCTGTTGCACAAGGTTCAAGAGCAACCGGCAGTATTACAGTTAACAAATCAACAGGTGGTACTTTACAATCTTTAAGTAATGTTAATACCACTGATCTACAAGATGGGTATACTTTAATTTATGATACAACAACTAATAAGTGGGTAGCTCAACCTGTAACAGTTGCAGCATTTGAAATTGATGGTGGAATTTACTAAACAATAATAACCAGGAACCATCATGGCAACCACTATTCAAATTAAACGCTCCCCCAACGTAACAGCAGCAACCACTGCAGATCTGCTGGAAGGGGAATTAGCCTATTCTTACGACAAAAGTAACAATGGCGCTAACGCCAAACTGTATATTGAAGTACAAGACTCCGGGGGCGGGGAAGTAATTCATACCATTGGTGGTAGATACTATACATCCAGGGTAGATGCTGCAACCAGTGCTAACACTATAAGCACTTTAGTTGCTCGTGATTCTCTAGGTAATTTTTCTGCAAACACTATTACTGCCAATTCTTTTGTTGGTGATATTACAGCTACTTCTGCACAAAAATTAACTACAGCCAGACGAATTAATCTGAGTGGTGATCTTGAAGGTAATGTACTATTTGATGGTACAACAGATGTTACCATTGTTGCAAATGTAATCAGTAATTCTGTTACCTTAGGTACTGATACAATTGGGGATTATGTTGCTAATCTAACATCCGGTTCAGGTATTACTTTAACAGGGCAAGCAGGTGAGTCCTCTAACATCACTGTAGCCCTATCTACCTCAGGTGTATCTGCCTCAACATATGGCGGAACAACTAACATACCTATAATTACAGTTGATACATTCGGTAGAATTACATCTGCAGCTAATGCAGCCATATCTACATCGTTTAACTTAGCTGCTGATACCGGTACCGCCGACACATTTAACAGCGGGGATACACTTCGAGTTACCGGTGGAACGGGGATAAGTACTGCTGTTACAGATAATACGATTACCGTTACCAACCTCGGTGTTACGAGTCTAACAGGTACTGCTAACGAGGTTGAAGTTAGCTCAGCTAACGGCGCTATTACAATTGGTTTGCCAAATGATGTTACAATTGGTAACACTCTGACTGTTAACGGGGATTTAATTGTACTCGGTAATGCAACTACTTTAAGTACAGCAACCTTAATAGTTGAAGATCCACTGGTTAAGTTTGGTAATTCTAACCCATCAGATGCATTAGACATTGGCTTCTTTGGTGAATACGTTAATTCAGGTACCAAGTACGCCGGTTTGTTCCGAGATGCTTCTGATTCTGGTATATTTAAATTATTTAATAATCTTACTTCTAACCCAACAGGTAACGTTGTCTCTGTTGCTGACTATACAATTGCCTCATTAGTTGCCAATTTAACGGGTGGAACAGTATCTGGTTTGACTGCTAATATCGCTGTTGGAGATGGCGGAACTGGACGTGGTACATTTACTACTAACGGTATCTTGTTTGGTAATGCTACAGGTGCCTTGAAGGTGACTGCAGCTGGAACCTACGGTCAAGTATTACAAGCAAGTATCGATGGTACACCCGTATACGGTGGAATAGACGGCGGAACATACTAAAAAACTTGTTATAAATATATTATTAATTGTACTTTTATGAGGTGAGTATGGAAGATCCAAGCAAGTTTTTTAATGTAATAATAGATAAAACAAATCAAAAGTTAAATTCTTTTCAAGCACAAATTATTGTGCTTGAGTCTCAACTCCAAATGGCTAATGATGAGAAGGACACATATAAAAAATATGTGGAAGAATTACCCGCTTTGAATTTTAACATTACAGCGTTTGAAGATTTGAAAAAAGAATTTGAACATTGTCAAAAAGAACTTAATAAAGCTCAAGAAGAAATTTCTACCTATAAAAGTTTAGTTGAATCATTACAGAATACATGCAATGAAAATATAAGAACGCTTGAAAATAGTAACAGTGAGAATTTAAGAGTATTAGAAGAGAAATATGTTGAGCAAATACAGGTTCTACAAGATAAAAACACAGACTTAGAGAGCAAGTTTAATAGTGGTTCAAGTTTTTTAAAAGATCAAAACGAAACTTTATTGCAAGAAATAAGAAGACTAAAAGCTGAAATGGCTGGGATGTCTAGCAAATAATGGCAACAGAAATTCAACTAAAACGGTCTTATATATCTGGGCAAATTCCGGGTGCCGCTAATGTTTTGGTTGGAGAACCAGTATTTAACCTGGTTGATAGGATACTGTATACCAAGGATAACAGCGGTAATATTGTTGTTATCAGTTCCGGTAATGCCTCTACTATTGCATCTTTAGCATTTAATGCCGCCAATGTGGCCGCAGCTTTCACCGTTGCCGGGGTCTCCGGTAATGTATCTAACATTCAATTGGCTTCCGGTATTACCTCTTCCGGGTTACTAACTACAGCTAATATTTCTGAATTAACTAATCTATATTTTTCTAATGCTAGGGCAAGAGAATCCATCTCCATTGCCTCTGGTAATGTAAATGGTAAGGGTTCTTACGATAGCGCTACTGGTGTTATATCAATTAATGCCGCTAATGTAACTGTTTCCTCTAATGCTCCAACTAACCCCTATGTAGGTGATTTGTGGATTCATGCAGACACTGCTGTTGAGTATCTATTCTTTGGTGATGGGGATACATTTCAATGGGTTGAACTAGGAGAACCAAGTACAGGTAGTTCAGGATCTACAGTAGCTGGTGTTACTGGAAACGTATCCAATGTTCAAATAGCATCTGGTATTTCTCAAACAGGTATATTAACGACAGCTAACGTTACTGAGGTAAATAATTTATATTTTACTAATGCAAGAGCTGTTGCCTCATTAACCGCCGGTCAAAGTATTACTATTGATGCCAATGGTAGAATTAATTCTACTGCCACCGGGGGTTCTTCAACCTACGGTGATTCTAACGTGTTATTATTAGGTTATGCTACCAATGCCAACGTTGCTCTAAAAGCAAACGTTGCCGATCTTAAGACAGCTAACGTTGCAGAATTAACTAACTTATACTTTACTAATGCAAGGGCAATTGCTGCCATTACCAATACATCTTTAAGCAATTTAGCAGTATCAGGTAATGTTATCGCATCTAATTTTGTTGGTAATATTTCTATCACAGGTAATGTAGTTGGTACAAGCGCAAATGTCTCCTTAGTTGCTGGTTCGTATACTGCAACATTTGATAATACTGGTAACTTAACTATTCCTGGTACTTTTGTTGGTAGCGGCTCTAGCCTGACTGGAGTTGCCTTAACAACATTAGGATCATGGACTGTGACTACTGGAACAAATACCTACAGCATTACAGTTCCTGCCAGCGGCACATATCAAATATGGGTTAGAGGTAATATACCTAATGGTATTATAGCATATAGTGCTACTGCGGTAGTTACAAACACTAATGTGCCTGTTGTGGGTGTTCAGTATGCCTGGGTCTACAACGGCGGTGGGTCGCCAATTGACTTTACCAGCATACCCAATCAATTTATAGGCACTGCCAACACCATAGTTCGCAGCAGTGTTGCTCCCAGTGCAACTACCAATAGATTTGACTTTGGTATTAACAATTCTAGTGGATCATCTCAAACAGTATATTGGGGCTATGTCACCCTATGATCATACAAGGTGTTTCTCTTAATGGGGTAACGGTGGTTGATCTACCTATTGTATCTTCAGGATTACAATTATACTTAGATGCAGGTAAGGCTTCAAGTTATCCAGGTTCAGGAACAGCTTGGACTGATTTAAGTGGCAATGGTAGAAATGGCACACTAACTAACGGGCCAGCTTATAGTGCTACAAATGGTGGGTCTATTGTTTTTGATGGTTCAAATGATTTTGTTCAATGTTCAGGTTCACTTACAGCTACAGCAGCTACATTTGTAATCTGGATAAGACGAAACGGACCCCAGGATGATTTTGATGGTATCATGTATTCTAGAAGCGCAACTGCTACAGGAATATCGTTTTTTGGTACCACTAATAAAATTTCATATACATGGAGCGATGCTGTTAATACGTATACATGGGATAGTGGACTACTAATTCCAGATTTAACATGGTGTATGGTTGCAGTTTCTGTTACCAGCACAACAGCAAAGGCATATTTGTGTCAATCTGGAGGAATTACTTCAGCCACTAATACAGTATCTCATACTAGCGCTACCCTGGATGATATAAAAATTGGTCAAGATGATCTTGGCGGTAGATATTTTAATGGCAACATAGCAATAGCTCAACTTTATAACATAGCTTTATCAGCAGAACAAATTTCACAGAATTTTCAAGCAGACAGAGCAAGATTTGGAATATAACATAATTAATTTTTTGACAGTCTGAATAGTATAAATAAACGAATAACGATAATTTCCAATCAATAAGGAATAAAATGTCAGGTGCAACACTTAATTTTCCATCAAGTCCAAATACCAATGATACATATGCATTTGGTGGTAAGACTTGGACATACAATGGTTCAGCATGGAAATTAAATTCCACCGCTCTTACCACAACCACAGTAACTGAAGGTACTAATCAGTACTTTACAAATGCGCGAGCAAGAGCTGCAATTTCAGTTGCTGGCGCTGGTTCCTATGATAATACTACTGGTGTAATTACAATTACCGGCGGTGTTACTTCGGTTGGTGGTGCTACTGGTGCTATATCAAATGCTCAATTGGCAGCTGGTATTACCGCATCAGGTGTATTGAATACATCTAATGTTGCCGAAGGTGGTAATCTGTATTTCACCACATCAAGAGCACGCAATTCAATTGATGCAGCTGCTGGTGGTCCAATTGCATACAATGCTACAACAGGTAATGTCTCTTTAAATACATCTGGTGTCACTGCCAACACCTACGGTGGTGCTTCTCAAGTCCCAGTTATTACAGTTGATACATTCGGTAGAATTACTTCTGCCGCTAACGTCAGTGTTGCAGGTGTTTCAACATTTACCGCTTCTGGTAATACTTTTACAATTGGTACTGCCGATGGCGGTTCATTCTCTGCCTCTATTCAGCCAGATTCTGTTACTTTAGGTCGTGATACTACTGGTGCGTATGTTAGTAACTTGGTTGCTGGTACCGGTATTACAATTTCCGGTCTCGGTAACGAAGGTACAACACCTACTATTAATAACTCTGGTGTTTTGTCTGTTAACGGTCAGACAGGTAATGCTACTGGTTTTGCAACCACAGCTAACTCACTAGCACAATTTGCCTCTACTACTTCCGCAGAAGTTAGAACTCTTGTTTCAGATGAAACCGGTTCTGGTTCCTTGGTATTCTCTGATAGCCCAGTTTTAATTACTCCTAACATTGGTACAGCTTCTTACGCAGTATTGACTAACGCAACAGGTTTGCCAGTCGCAACAGGTATCAGCGGACTCGGTACTGGTGTAGCAACTTTCTTAGCAACGCCTTCTTCTGCTAATCTTGCAGCTGCAGTCACCGATGAAACAGGAACAGGTAATATTCTGTTCTCTAACTCACCAGTCATGGTTACTCCTAACTTAGGAACACCATCTGCTGCTACTCTAACAAACGCGACTGGTCTGCCAATCAGTACTGGTGTCAGTGGTTTAGGTACTGGTACAGCTACATTTTTAGGTCAAGAACCTACAAGCGCTAACTTAGCAGCTTATATTACTGATGAGACCGGTACCGGTGCATTGGTATTTGGTACGAGTCCAGCAATCACTACATCATTAACTACACCTAGTGGATCTTTTGACTTAGTTAATACAGGTGCGACTACAGTTAATTTTGCTGGAGCAGGTACTACAGTTAACATTGGTGCTGCTACTGGTAATACTAACATATTAAATAATATGGTTATTGCTGGTAACTTGGTTGTTCAAGGTACTACAACAACTGTATCATCCACAACATTAAATGTTGCAGATAAAAATATTACTTTAGCCAAAGGCGCTGCTGATAGCGCAACCGCCGATGGTGCAGGTATCACAATCGATGGTGCTAATGCAACGTTAAACTACGTGCACGCCACTACAGCATTTACTTCTAGCCAAGATGTTGATCTTGCTACTGGTAAGGTTTACAAAGTAAACAATAACCAGGTATTGAGTGCAACTGGCCTTGGTCCTAACGTTGTTGCATCTAACTTAACATCAGTTGGTACTATTACTACTGGTGTGTGGAATGGTTCTGAAATCAGCACCACGTACACAGCTGCTAAAGTTACATCTGTTAATGGACAAGTTGGTGCTGTTACCGGTATTGCAAGCACTGCTAACGGTCTTTCACAATTTGCTTCAACCACATCTGCTGAACTTGCTACTTTAATCTCTGATGAGACAGGTACCGGTAACGTTGTATTCTCAACAAGCCCAGTACTTACAACACCTAACCTCGGTACTCCTTCAACAGCGGTATTGACTAATGCAACTGGATTGCCAATTAGTTCTGGAGTCAGCGGTCTTGGTGCTAACGTTGCAACGTTCTTGGCAGATCCAACAAGTGCTAAGCTTGCATTTGCTATTACCGATGAAACAGGTTCTGGTAATGTAGTGTTTAGTAACAGCCCGACGTTGGTAACTCCAGCACTTGGAACGCCTTCTTCAGCTACTCTTACCAATGCAACAGGGTTGCCAATCAGTACCGGGGTATCTGGTCTGGGCGGTAACGTTGCAACGTTGTTGAGCGGTGAAGCTAAGACAGGTGTTATTGCTACTACATATGGTAGTGCGTTGAATATTCCTGTTATTAACGTTGATGAATTCGGTAGAATTACATCTGCTGCCAACGTAGCCCTTGTATCAGGCGTTTCTTCTGTTGGTGGAGCAACCGGTGCTGTATCTAATGCACAACTTGCTTCTGCCGTTACATCTTCTGGTGTATTAACGACTGCAAACGTAGCTGAATTAACTAATCTATATTTTTCTAATTCAAGAGCTATACTTGCAGAAATACCAGCAGTAACACAACTAGCGGTTACTAATAGTGGAATGAACTTTTTGTTAGATTCATATTCTGGCAATAATCCTACAATTTATGTAACTGCCGGGGAAACTATATCATTTGATTTAAATGTTACCGGTCACCCTTTCATGATCAGAGTATCATCTGGAGGATCAAATTACGATACAGGTTTAACACATGTAGCAACTGATGGAACTGTAACAACCGGTTCTTCTGCTCAAGGCAAGGTTACTGGTAAATTATTTTGGAAAGTACCATATTCATTAAACGGCAGTACATATGTCTATCAATGCTCCGTTCACGCAGGAATGGTTGGTAATATTGTTATACAGAAACCTGTAAGTACAATTACTACAGCTGATGTTGCCGAATTAACAAATCTGTATTTTACAAATGCTAGATCCAGACAATCTATAACAGCCGGTACTGGTATTACATATGATACTGCAAACGGTATCATATCTGCATCTGGTACATATACCGATGCTAATGCAAGAGCTGCCTTATCTATAACAGGTACTAAAGGTCAATATAATAACAGTACTGGTGTATTTAACTTTACCAATATTGCAAATGTTACCGTATCTGCAAATGCTCCTGGTTCACCGAACATTGGTGATCAATGGATTGATGAAGATGACGGAACTACGTACTTATACTTTGACGATGGTACAAGTTCACAGTGGGTTGAACAGGCAACTGGTATAATTGTTAGCGCATTGGTAGAATCGGTTGGAGGTTCAACCGGTGCAATCTCTAATGTAATGCTTGCAACTGCATTAACTGGACAGAATATTACGGTTGGTAATTTAATTCCTTCAGGTAATTTAATTCAAAGCCTGGGTAGCCCAACTAATCAGTTTAAAGATCTTTATCTAGCTGGTAATACTATTCACCTGGGTGGTTTGCAACTTACCAACAATGCCGGGGGCTTGTCGGTGGTAACGCCAAGCGGATCCGGAGCTGGTGATCTAACAGCTGGTAATGTTACTGTTAATGGGAACTTAATCGTCCTTGGCTCGACAACTACAGTTTCTTCTACAACCCTTGAGGTTGCTGATAAGAACATTACTATTGCCAAGGGTGCTGCCAACAGTACTGCTGCTGATGGAGCTGGTATTACCGTTGATGGTGCAAGTGCTACATTTAACTACGTACATGCAACTACTGCATGGACTTCTAGCCAAGATATTAATCTTGCTTCTGGTAAAGTGCTGAAGATTAATGGTACAACAGCTGTTGGAGCCTCTGGAGTTACTGCTAATACTTACGGTGGAGCAGCCAAGGTGCCAGTATTTACAGTTGATACCTTCGGTCGAATTACCAGCGCAGCTAACGTTAACGTAGCCGGTGTTTCTACATTTGCAGCCTCTGGTAACACGTTTACAATTGGTACTGCCGATGGTGGTACATTCTCTGCAAGTATTCAACCAGACTCAGTTGTTCTAGGTAGAGATACTACTGGTAATTATCTTTCTAATGTTGTACCTGGAACAGGTCTAACGGGTACGAATTTTGGTACTGAAGATGCTACACCTACCATATCTTTAGCAATATCCGGTGTTACAGCTAATACATACGGCGGTGCAGCCAAGGTACCGGTATTTACAGTTGATACCTTTGGTAGAATTACTAGCGCAGCTAACGTTAATGTAGCCGGTGTTTCTACATTTGCAGCCTCTGGTAACACGTTTACAATTGGTACAGCAGATGGCGGTACATTTAATGCTAGTATCCAACCTAATTCTGTTCGTCTTGATACAGATATTACTGGTTTTGGTACTGGAGTTGCTACATTCTTAGGTCAAGAACCTACAAGTGCTAATTTACGTACATTAATTACCGATGAGACCGGTACCGGTGTATTAGTATTTGGTACAAGCCCAGCAATTACAACATCACTTACTACCCCGAGTGCATCATTTGATCTAATTAATACAACTGCAACAACGGTTAACTTTGCAAAAGCAGCTACTACATTGTCAGTGGGAGCAGCCACCGGTTCTACCACGGTCAATCATGACATGATAATAACTGGTAACTTGCAAGTTACAGGTACCACAACAACTGTATCCTCTGCTACACTGTCCACCGCCGATAAGATTATTACAGTTGCCAGCGGCTCTACTAATAGCGCAGCCGCTAATGGCGCCGGTATTGCTGTTGCTGGAGCAAATGCAACTTATCTTTATAATAGTACTTCTAATGCTTGGACATCTAGCCAAGACATAGATCTAGCTTCAGGTAAAGTATTTAAAATTAATGGTACAACAGTTGCTGGAGCATCCGGTGTTACAGCTAATACATACGGCGGTGCAGCCAAGGTACCAGTATTTACGGTTGATACCTTCGGTCGAATTACCAGCGCAGCTAACGTTAACGTTGCTGGTGTATCAACTTTCAGCGCTTCAGGTAACACCTTTACTATTGGTACTGCCGATGGCGGTACATTTAATGCAAGTATTCAACCTAATTCTGTTCGTCTTGGTACAGATACAACAGGAGATTATGTAACCTCAATGACTGCTGGTAGTGGTATCACAGTAGGTACAGCTACCGGAGAAGGTTCAACACCTGTTATTACTAACACCGGGGTCATCTCTGTTAACGGTAGTTCAGGAGCAGTGACAGGAATTGCCACAACTGCAGGAACTCTAGCTCAATTTGGAGCAACAACATCTTCGCAATTAGCAGGAGTTATTTCAGATGAAACTGGTTCAGGTGCATTGGTATTTGCAAATAGCCCAACTCTTGTTACTCCAGCACTAGGGACCCCTTCAGCTATTGTATTGACTAGTGGAACGGGATTACCATTATCGTCTGGCGTTACAGGTACATTACCAGTAGCTAATGGAGGTACAGGAACTTCTTCTCCTGCCACAGTTGCAGGAACGGCTATAAGCGTATCAGGAAGTTTTCCAAATCAAACTATTACTAATACCGGTGTAACAAGCCTGGTAGCTGGTACTAATATTTCTGTAAGTGGAGGAACAGGAGCCGTTACCGTAAGCGTATCTGGTACGGTAGCTGCGGCAACAAACGCTACCAATACTGCTATTACTAACGATACCTCAACCAACGCAAGCTTTTTTCCAACTTTCGTCTCGTCAACATCTGGTAACCTTCCGCAAACTATTTCTAATACTAAGCTGTTCTTTAATCCTTCTACAGGTTTGTTAACATCTACTGATTACAATTCTTCATCAGATAAGAGATTGAAGAAGAATATCATGACTGTTACGGGTGCTTTGGATGCTGTTGATGCTCTACGCGGTGTTACCTTCACATGGAAAGACAGCAATACATCTGCAATCGGTATGATTGCCCAGGAAGTTAAAGAAGTCTTACCAGAAGTAGTAACAACTGATGATGACGGTTACATGGGTATTAAGTATACCAACGTGATTGGTGTTCTGGTTGAAGCCATTAAGGAATTGAAAGCAGACTTTGAGGCATACAAAAAGACACATCCTTAATACGTTATAAATATAATCAGGGAGTGTGTAAGAACCTCCCTGATTTTTCTTTGAAAGAATATGGCTTTAAATTTTCCTTCCTCGCCGAGTGCAAATACCACTTATACGTTCAGCGGTAAGACCTGGACATACAATGGTGAGGCATGGGCACTATCCGCAGGGGGCTCTCTTAATACTTCGGTGGTACCGGAGGGCTCTAATCAATACTTTTCAAATGCAAGAGTATACGCTAATGTTACCCAGTTAGGTTACATTACCGGGGGCGCTCTTTCTGGTTATGCCACCAACGCACAGCTTAGTTCCTATGCTACTAATGCTCAGCTTGCCTCTTATGCTACTAATGCGCAATTAACCAGTTTCGCTACTACAGCGAATTCTTTATCGCAATTTGCCTCTACCACTTCTGCTCAACTTGCCACCTTAATCAGTGATGAAACTGGTACAGGTAGTTTAGTATTTTCTGCTTCACCGACTTTTACCGGTACAGTTGCTGCCGCCAATATAACTCTAAGTGGTGACTTAACAGTCAATGGTACTACCACCACAATAAATTCTACGACTTTAACTGTTGACGATAAGAATATTGAATTAGGTTCTGTTGCAACCCCATCTGATGTAACTGCAGATAATGGGGGTATTACTCTTAAAGGTGCAACAGATAAGACATTTAACTGGGTTTCAGCTACAACCGCGTGGACGTCTTCAGAAGATCTTAATCTATTAACCGGTAAAGTTTTAAAAATAAATGGTACCAGTGTACTAAGTGGGTCTACTCTAGGTTCAGGTATCACATCTTCAAGTCTGACATCATTTGGAAATAGCCCAACTTTCGTTACACCTATTCTTGGAACACCAACAAGCGCAACATTGACTAATGCAACTGGTTTGCCTTTGACAACTGGAGTGACAGGAACTTTACCAACTGCCAATGGCGGTACAAACCTAACATCATTCACTGCCAATGGTGTGGTGTACGCATCTAGTTCAAGCGCATTGGCTACTGGGTCTGGGCTGTTGTTTGACGGGACTAATTTAGGTTTAGGACTTACTCCAACTGGACAAAGTAGAGTTCATGTCTACACAGGCAACAATGCAGTTAACGGTATTCAAACCCAATTCAATGCAAGCAATTTCCCTATTGCACTTGCTTCGTCAACAAGTTCTGGATTTCCATATTTAGGCGTTAATACAGTTCAAAAAGTTAGTTCAAATACTCAAACATACGCAATAACCGGCTTTGCTTCTCGATTATCTGCTTCAGGTGGGGGTTTTCAATTTTCCACAGCCGCATCAGGAACGGCAGGGGCCGATATCACCTTTACCGAGGCGATGACTCTGGATGCAAGTGGGAATTTAGGTATTGGAACAAGTTCGCCTGACCACAAACTAGATATTAACGGCTCTTTATGTGTAGATGGATTTGCAAGCCCAACAAATAACTACATTACTTTGAGGAACTCGATTAGCCCAAGTAGTGCTGGGGGTATTGGGTTTAAAGCTGTTAACCTTGGTTCGGGGAATGATGATGGTCTTGGTGCGTATGGTCATCAAGGTATCATTTTTTATTCTGCTCAAACAGAGCGTATGCGTATTTCAAGCGCAGGTCTTGTAGGAATTGGTACTTCTGCGCCCAATGCGCCATTAGATGTAAGGGGTGACACTGGTACAAGTACTAGTGCGGTCATGCGAATAAGAGGCACAAATGCTACTGCAAGAACAACTAGGTTGCAGTTTGAAGATTACGCCGGAACAATTGCAGATGCTCTTATTGATTTCATAATACCAACAGCAGGTTCTGCCGCATCAGCATTATTTCAGTTAGGTATTAATGGTCCTATTATTACTATGGATGTTAATAGTAATGTAGGTATTGGGACTACAAGTCCATCGTCATATGGAAAGCTTGCTGTTGTTGGTAGTGGTGGAACTCATAGTGTAATTGCAAACACCGATACAGGTTCGCAGGGAGTAGTAAAAACATTTTTAGATTTTTGGGGAAAAAACACTGCCGCAGAAGTAAAAGTACAGGCAACATTAGCCTCCGCACCCGGTATTAATGCATCAAGTGGTGGGTGTATGATGTTATTTACCAACAATTCATCATCCAGTTCAACAGAAAGACTGCGTATTACTGAAGATGGTGCATTTGGCTTATCAGGTGCTAACTACGGCACAAGCGGTCAGGTGCTGACCTCTGGCGGTTCTGCGGCGGCTCCAACATGGACTTCGATTGCAGGTGGAGACGCAACTAAAAATATTGGTTATTTAAACATTCCACAAAACAGTCAATCGGCGGCTTACACATTAGTTTTGGATGACGCTGGAAAACACATACTACATCCATCAGGTGATGCCAATGCAAGGACATTCACGATCCCTGCAAATAGTTCTGTAGCTTATCCAATTGGTACTGCAATTACATTTATTAACATGACAAGTCAAGTAGTAACAATAGCGATTACTACCGATACCATGTATTTGTCTTCTGCTGGCACCACTGGCTCACGAAGTCTTGCACAATATGGTTCTGCAACTGCAATCAAGATTACTTCAACAAGCTGGATCATTTCAGGTAGTGGATTAACATGAGTGGTGCACTACAAGCTGTATTTCAAAACCAAAGAAGTTTTGGTGAACCAGCACCTACAGTTATAGGTCAAGCATTTGGTGGCGGCTATTACGCAGGTCAAATTGGAGTTAGTGGTGTTCCTACGCATTATTTGGTGGTTGGCCCAATGGCCTCTGCATATAATGCAACAGGTTTAAGATTTAAAACCAGCAATACCGACGACCCGGGTGCTTTATCACTTATTAATGGGCCAGCAAACAGTGCCTCAATAAATGACGCAGATCATCCTGCCGCCCAATTCTGTGAAGGTCTTACAATTGGTGGGTTTTCTGATTGGTATTTGCCAGCTATTAACGAACTAGAAATTTGTTATTTCAACCTAAAACCTTCAACAAACAGCAACTACACTGGCGGTGCAGAGCCAATGGGTTTTCCAAATGGCTCAAATTCTAACGCTGTGCCAAGCAGGGCAAGCGCATACACTAGCGGCAATCCAGCACAAACAGCTGCAACTATCTTTAAAACTGGAAATGCTGAAGCGTTTCCCTATTTAAATGGCGCAAATCCAGCTAGTTATTGGTCTAGTACGCAAGCAGCTAGCCCCCGTACTGGTTATGCCAGAGCTACAAATTTTGAAACTGGTTATCAGTACAACGCAACAAAAACTTCTACTGCTAGATTTGTCCGAGCAGTTCGCAGAGTAGCTGTGTAAATTTTTAAAAGGAGCAGCACAGTGTACATTTGCATAACCGAAGTTGATGAAGTAACTAAAATAGTCTGCACAGCCGAGCCCCAGCGCACAGGCCCATCAATGCCAGCTATCAAAGGCTGGGCTTATATTTGGCATGATAGCTCTACTTGGCCTGTAGAAGTTGCTCCTGATGGTACGTACCTGAGAGCACCAAGATACTACGGAACTTGCGATAGCGACGCCGACACAACTATTGCTGGTGTGTTGCAAGTTCTAACAGAAGAAGAATTTAACACCGCTAAAGCCGCTGAACATCTGGCTCGTAGACCTTATCCATCTTGGATTGGTTATCCAGACACAATGACATGGAGTGCGCCTGTACCTAGGCCCGTAGATGCAATTATGAACGGTGGTAATGTGCGCTATGAATGGAATGAGGCCACAGTCAACTGGATTGCACAGGCATGAAAGAATTTTTCTTTATTTCAGGTTTACCAAGGTCAGGATCAACTTTGCTCTCAGCAATTTTGAGCCAAAACCCTGAGTTTTACGCTGACATTACTTCTCCTGTACAAAGCTTGGTGGCATCAACTATTGGAGTTATCACGGGCAGTGAGAGTAACCACCTTATTGATGAAGAAAGACGCAAGCAGATACTTAAGGATGTAATTAATGCTTACTACAAAGCAGTTACTCCAAACACTGTGTTTGACACCAGCAGGGGCTGGACTTCTAAGACCTCACTCCTCAAAGATCTATACCCTCAGACTAAGATAATTTGCTGTGTGCGGGACTTGCCTTGGATACTGGACAGCTTTGAACGCATCTCAGCTAAGAACTCCTTGTATGGTGCGGCATTAACAGATGATGAAGCTAGGCAAACAGTTACAACAAGGTGCGATGCGCTGATGGATGTAAAAAAAGAAGGCCAAGTGGTCAAGCCATATTATTTCTTAGAAGAAGGCTTAATGTTAAATCCAGATATGATTATGCTGGTGGAGTATGAATCTCTTTGCAAAAAGCCTCAAAGCGTAATGCAGGAAATCTACGGGTTCATTAACAAACCTTATTACAATCATGACTTTAAGAATGTTGAGTATGAAAACGAAGTTTATGACAAAGCTTTGAATATGAAAAGTCTGCACACAGTACGTAAAGAAGTTACATGGCAAGAGCGCCCATCAATCCTGCCTAAATCAGTTTGGGACAAGTATGGAGGTAAAGAGTTTTGGCGAACGTCATCAGTAAGTACAGAGGTACCAAATTTTGCAATAAAACAACCTTATATTGTCAAGGTATAAAGAGCAATTAGCCTGAGTAAAATAGAACTATAATTGCATTTTATTCAGTATAAGTATATAATAACAATTGAACCTTTTATTTGGAGAAAATTATGGATATTGAATTGAAACTTACAGTTGAAGAAGTTAATTATGTCATTGGTGTATTGGGTGAATTGCCTAGTAAATCAGGTGCCTGGCCTTTGATTATTAAGATCAAAGAACAAGGGGAAAATCAAGTAGCTAAACCCGAACCCCCGTCTACAGACAGTAATAAACACTGATGTTATTAAAATCTTTACAAAGGGCCTCAGGGCCCTTTCCTTATAAATATACCATATAAATTAGGAAAGATACAATGTCTTCACCTTCATCCAGACAAAACCTTATAGATTATTGCCTTCGCTCACTAGGATTTCCCGTCCTCGAAATTAACGTGGATGAAGATCAGTTAGAAGACCGTGTTGACGAGGCTATACAGTTTTACAGAGACTTTCATTATGATGCGGTTGAATCTGTATACCTCAAAGAACAAATCACGGCTTCTTTAATTCAGATCACCGGGGTTAATGCTGCATCTTTTTCTCTTGGAGAAAAGATCACAGGTTCCACCTCTGGTGCTACTACATTCGTTCATGCAAACGTATCTGCTAATCGTGTAAATGTAAAGAACACTGCAGGTACGTTCACAGCTGGTGAGACAATTGTTGGTGCTTCTTCCGGTACCTCTGCTACCTTATCTTCTATTACACTTGGTAATTTTGATAACAAATACGTTACCTTAAATGATTCTGTATTGAGTGTGGTAAGAACGTTACCGCTATCGAGTAGATCTAACAGCATTAGTTTCTTTGATGCCAAATATCAGCTGATGCTTAATAACATTCAATCTTTGACTAATACTGATATTCAGTACTTTACGATGTTAAAGATGCATATAAATTTAATAAATGACTTGATGACAGGACAAAAGCCTGTTAGGTTTAATCGTCATATGAATAGATTGCATATCGATCTTACCTGGGGGGATGGGGGAGATCTGGCTATCGGGGATTATATTATCATTGAAGCTTATCGTATGCTTGACCCAGATACGTTTACCGATGTATATAACGATGGTTATCTAAAGAGATACACAACTGCTTTAATTAAGCGTCAATGGGGTATTAATCTTAAGAAGTTTGAAGGTGTTCAATTACCAGGTGGGGTAACGTTGAATGGTCAAAAGATCTTTGACGAGGCTATGGAAGAGATAAAAGAGTTAAAGGATGAAGTTAGATCTACCTATGAACTCCCTGTTGACTTCTTTACAGGCTGATAATGTTTTTAGCTTATCTCATCAGCCCACCTATGGATTATACCATCAAGGCAACAACTAATCCACGTGGATATACCGAATAATGGCAACGAACTTTTATTTTCAATCTGGTATACCTGGAGGCCGATCTTCAGAGCAATTGCTCATGGAAGACATTATAATAGAGTGCCTTAAAATATACGGATTTGATACTTATTATATTCCTAGACAGGCTGTTAGCGAGGATATGATTTTGGGAGAAGATGTACTTAATAAGTACGCATCAGCATACCCATTAGAGATGTATATGCAAAACGTTACCGGGTTTGAGGGTGACGGAGACCTTATGACTAAGTTCGGTGTAGAGATTAGAGATACCGCTACTTTCGTTGTTGCAAGAAGAAGATGGGATGAAGTGATCGCTAGTTCCGGAGATGCTGTCTTAACTACTAGACCGGCTGAAGGTGATGTAGTTTATTTTCCTCTAACTAAAGCTTTCTTTGAAATTAAAAGAGTTGAATCAACCGACCCTTTTTTCCAGGTAGGTAAATTATACGTTTATAAACTCCAATGTGAGTTGATGCAGTACTCTTCTGAGATGTTTGATACAGGGGTATCTGAAATAGATGATATTTCCGCTGATAGATCTGCTGACATCAATGCATTTAACTTATTACTTCAGAATGGTGATAGAGCGTTACTTGAAGAATATAGTCCGGCTGGTATCATTCTTCAATCTTATAACTTAAGTACTATCTTCCCTAATGTAGATAATGAGGACTTTAGAGGTGAGATATCCGTACTGGACTTCTCCGAGAGAAACCCATTCGGAGAAATAAATGTTTGATAAATTCTATCACGGAACAATACGAAAGTCAATAGTAGCTTTTGGTAATATATTCAATAATATTCATATTGATAGATTAAATTCAAGTGGAGGTATTACACAAACTCTTCGGGTTCCTTTGGCTTATTCTCCTAAACAAAAGTTCTTAGCTAGAATTGCCGCGCAACCTCAATCTTTTGAACAAAGCTTTCAGACCTTTTTACCAAGACTTGGTTTTGAGATGATAAGCTTGACTTATGATCCTAATAGAAGAGTTAGCCTGGTTCAGCAAAATAGAGCATTAAACGGTTCGTCTACTACTTCTTTGAACGCCCAGTATGCCCCTACACCATATAACATTGCGATGACTTTGTATGTGTATACAAAGAACCAGGATGATGGGTTACAAATCATTGAACAGATTCTACCTTACTTTAATCCTGACTATAACTTGACTCTTAATGCAATCCCAGCAATGGGCATTAAGAATGACTTACCTATTATACTAGATAACATTACCTACGAAGATGAGTATGAGGGTGACTTTACTCAAAGAAGAGCCATTATTTGGACACTCAACTTTACAATGAAACTTAACTTTTACGGTCCTATCAACAGACAGGGCATTATCAGAACTACAAACGTTAATACATTCTCAGACCCCGCACTAGCTAATAAACAATCCTCATACACCGCAACAATTACTCCCGGTACCGCTGTCCCTGGTGATACTATTGGTATTACAGATACGTTTGAGGACTTCTAATGAAATCACTTAACAGAATTAACGATGTCTTTAATGTTGAGACAGACGTTGATTTGCCTATTCCAACAAGTATGCCTGTTGCGTATAATCCTTCTGAGTTAGATCAAGAAGATGACTTTCAATTGGCTCGCAACACCCTTCGTAGTTTAATCAATAAAAATGAAGATGTAATGACTGAGTTGGTTCATATTGCTAAAAACTCTGAAAACCCTAGAGCATTTGAAGTTGCCGGGCAATTAATATCGGCACAAACTGCTATCACAAAAGAGTTAATTGGTCTACATAAAACTAAAAAAGATATTGATAAGGCAAGCGGTAAGATGGAAAATATTAAACAGCAAAACAACATAGTGTTTGCTGGCTCTACATCCGATCTTATGAAGATGATTAATGGAAAATAATTCTTATAATGGAAACGACCTACTCAAGCCAGCCGGCTTTGAGATGCAGTTTACCTCCGAGCAGGTAAAGGAGTTAATGAAGTGCAAAGAAGACCCAATATACTTTATTGAAAATTATTGTTATATTGTTTCTTTAGATAGAGGTTTAATTCTCTTTAGTCTGTATGACTGTCAGAGAGAAAAAGTAGATGTCATTATGAATAACAGAAAAGTTATTCTGATGGAAGGACGTCAACAGGGTAAGACCATTACATCGGCTGCCTGTATTCTTCATTACACTATTTTTAGTTCTAATAAGACTGTTGCTATTTTAGCCAACAAGTCAACAGCAGCCAGAGAAGTACTGTCACGTTACCAGATTATGTACGAAAATTTACCCCTTTGGATGCAACAAGGTATTAAGACCTGGAACAAAGGTGACGTTGAATTAGAAAATGGTTCTAAGGTATTCACATCTGCAACTTCTACCTCTGGTATTCGAGGTAAGTCGGTTAACTGGTTGTACATTGACGAGGCGGCAATTATACCTAATAACGTTGCTGAAGAATTCTTTACCTCTACATATCCAACTATTATGGCTGGTGAGACCACAAAGGTGTTGCTTACTTCTACACCTCTAGGTTATAATCACTTCTGGAAGTATTGGAATGATGCCCAGGAAGGTCGTAACGGCTTTGTAGCATTACAAATACCTTACTGGAAGATTCCAGGTAGAGATCAGAAGTGGGCTGATGAACAGAAATCAGTCCTAGGTGAACTTAAATTTAACCAAGAAGTATTATGTGCTTTCCTTGGTTCATCTAATACTTTAATTGCCCCGGATACTATTGCCAGGATGTCTCCAATACCTTTCATGCATGAAAAGGATGGATTAGATATTTTAGAATACCCTGTACCAGGTCACGTATACTTTACAACCGTAGATACATCGAGGGGTATTGGAGGAGATTATTCTGCCTTTACAGTAATAGATACTACAGAATACCCTTATAAAATTGTAGCTAAATATAGAAACAATAAGATTAGTCCTCTATTATACCCCACTGTAATTCACAAGGTATCCAAGGATTATAACACTGCATATGTGTTGGTTGAGATTAATGATATTGGTCAACAAGTTGCCGATATTATTCACAACGACTTAGAGTACGAGAATATGATCTGGGTCGGATCCGATGCCAGATACGGACAAGTTCTATCTAGTTCTGGAAGAAGTTCTATTCTGGGTGTAAGAACAACAAAACAAGTTAAGCGCATAGGATGTGCAACTTTAAAATCTTTGGTAGAAGAAAATAAACTACTGGTTTTTGATAGAGACATTATATCAGAATTTT